GTCAGCGTCATTTAGCCATTTCTTCAGCGCCGCTGGATCGTCAGCAATGCCGCGCCGCTTGAGGTCATAATACACGGACAAGGGGATCGACGCTACACGAGCCAAGTCGCCGTATTTGGCCTTGCTGCCGATGTCGGCGTAGCTGCGCTTGTTTGCATTGGCAATGCTGGAGACATCCTGCACGGTCTCAATTGCGAACTCGCCGTTGTCCTTGACGTGCCAGTAGCGGGTGATGCCGGTCTCTGGGTCTACGTCGAAAATTCTCTTAGCCATTCGTCTCTCCTCACAAAGAAAGAGGGCCGCCGAAGCGGCCCCCTCTAGTTCTCATATTAGGCAGTGGTCAGGTCGGCGATGAGGCCGTGGGCGGCCTCGTTGGAGACCTCCAGACCGCCTTCCCAGATCATCATCGCCTTGGAGGCGTCGCCGGTCTTGGCGAGGTCGACCTTCTCGATCGGACGCAGGTTGCAGACCGCAGCCATCTCGGGGTCGAGGACCCAAGCGTCGCGAGCGCGCTGGAACCTATTCGGCACAACCGAAAGTTGTCCAAAATCGGACAGGTACACGTCTGCGGCCCCAATTATCGTGGTCGGGCCGTCAGCCGGAGCCATGTAGCGCTGGGCAGCGATACCGGCAAATGCCGACACGGCCTGCTTGTTGAACGCGCCGACCATGAGAACGGTCGGGTTGCCGCCAGCAGTCCAGACGGACGACATGACCGACTTAAGCTGGGCCTCGGTGAAGGCACGCTGGGTGCCGTCGGTGCGACCATTCGAGCCGTCACCAGTCGGAGAAGCGCCGCCAGTGCCGAAGTTGTCGTTGGTGGCAACCCACGCGCCGAGGCCAGCGGTCTCGGGAGCAGTGCCGGTGCCGCCAGCCACGCGGGCGTTGTTGGCGGTCAGGACGGCTTCGATGTCGCGCTTGAGTTCCTTGCCGCGCTTGGCGACTTGGTAGGACATTTCGCTGTCGCGGCCCGCCTTGTCGACAGCCTCGAGGTTGTCGGCAACGATCACGGTGCGGCGCAGGATTTGGGTGTAGTTGCCCACGCGAGTGGTGGCCGAGGTCGAGTCAAACGACGAAACGTCATCGCCAGAGATGCGGGCGGTGGTGTCGGCGGCAGCGAGGCTGTCCTTCTGCCACTCAAAGTAGGTGTTCGACACCGACTTCGAGCCGACATTCGACTGGAACGGGGTTTCTTCGGGCGAGATGTTCGCGATTACGTCGGAGAGCGACTCGCGGATGCCCTTCGCATCGAAATGCGTAAAGGTGTTGGTTACGATGGCCATGATGGCTCCTCACAGTTTCCCTGCGAGGAGCCTATGTCCTCACAGGAGGGTTTTGATTGCAGCCGCAGCGTCAGACACGCGGCCAGATTGCCTCAGGCGTTGTTGCGCCGTTTCAAATGCGCCCTTGGGCCGTGACTGTGTCCCGCGAGAGCCTGCCTTCATCACCTTCGGTCCAGACTTGTTCCCACCGGCTTGCGCCTTGCGAACATTTGTCTGACCGCGCTCGTAAAGCATTGCGTTGCGGGCCAGTGCCACCAGTGACGCGCTGTTGATTGCGTCAACGTCCTGCGTGGAGAATCCCTTACCCAGAAGAAACTCGCGAACCTCCTTGGCTTCCTTGGCCATCGTGTTCGTGTCCTTCCACGCGGGGATAAGCTCCGGCAGTCGCTGCTCTTCAGCGGCGCGATACCGTGCCATCGACTCTTGAGCTTGGCTTTGCTGGATTGCCATCAGTCGCTGCTGCTCCGCCTCGACAGCTTGAAGCTGTTGCTGGCGCATTTCAGCGGCCTTCTTCCACTGGCGTTCCAGTTTCATCGCCTCGGTGGGGTTCTGCTGATACAGGCTATCCCAGTCCGGCTCGTTGCTGAGTTGCTGCTCAATCTGCTGCCGGAGTGCGGGCAGGAGTTGGGCATATTGGGCGCGTTCCGCTTCGATCTCAGACTGAAATGCCTCAAACGCCTTGCGTCTTTCGGCCAGCTCCTGTGACTTCCGCGTATAGTCCTGCTGCCGCGAATACCCGTTCAGAAGCTCATCTTCCGTGACCTCGATCTCTTGGCCGTTTACCTTCACTCGGAAGGTTCGGCCCTCTTCGGGTTGGAAGTCAGTTTCGTCTTCGTAGCCTTCGCCATCATCAGGCTCCTCGGCAGCTTCCGCCTCGACGGCTTCCTCTGCTTCGGTGTTGAGGGTTTCATCCTCGGACGCATCAGCGGCTGAAGCATTTTCCTCGGGGGAGGGTGCCATCATTGCCCTGATCTGTTCTTGTGCGCTCCGCAGGTCGGTCCCCATTGGGCTGCCGGTGTCTGCCATTGCTGGTCTCCATTATATGATTAGCCCTTGCGCTGTGCAACGGCTCCGCCATCAATCAGTGATTGCAGCTTGATGCGGAGCGCGTCCACGCCAGCCAGTCGGGCGTGGAGCATGATAAGCTCCGTTGTGTTTCCCGCATTTGCTGCTCGGAACGCCTCGAATATCTCGGCCTCCATTTCGACGAGGAAGCGGGACAAATCCCCGTCGTCCTTGAGGCGGGCCGCAGCCCGCGCATCTGTGATGATCTGGTCCGTAGTCTTACTGGCCACTTACGGCACCCTTGATTAGATCGGACTGGGCCTTGAACGTCTCGCGATCCAGCGCCGTCTCGCGCTTGATCTCCTCGACGCGGAGTTGGGTGCCATACTTGGCCTTGAACTCCTCGGCGGTGACGTAGAGGTCCATCTCCATCTTGTCGCGGGAGAGGTTGTCCTCCATCATCATCTTCTCGCGCTGAAGTTGAAGCTCTGCGGCCTTCTTCTGCATATCCGCCTGTATCTGCTGGATTTGCACGGCGATCAGTTGCTCGTTGATGTCGGGCTGCTTCGGCTCCTGCGGCGGCGGCTGGAATTGCGCCGGATCGCTCCAGAAGCGGTCAGCGTCCTTGAAGCCCGCGAGCTTGGTCATCTCGGTGAGCGTATTGTAGAGCTTGCCCATGTCGGTCAGCGGATTGACCGGACCCATCGTGGCCATAGCCTCCTTCTGCATCTCGCCGATCTGGCGCAGCATCATCATGCGCTCGTTGTCGGTGCCACGGCCAAGGCCCACATTGATGCTCACGTCCATCGTGGCGTCCCACCAGCGCGGGTCAATAGGCACAAACTCATTGCGGAGCCGAACCATGCGCGGCTGGTCCTGATGCTTGCACACGAGGCGCAGGATGCCACGGAACAGGTCGCGCATACCCGTCTCGGCGAAGATGCGGGCGATCATCTCAATGTGCTGCGCGGCGGCGTTGACGGTCGCATTGACGGCGGAGGCAGTCGACGATTGCAGGGCGTCAGCGTCCAAGCCCGCAGCGGCCTTCGAGATGCCGGTGCGCGACTGCTTGGTCTCGTCCATGTATTGAAGCACGGGGAACGCCTGCTGACCGACAAACGGCATGGCAATCGGCTGCACCTGACCGGCGGAGCGCTGGCGGATGATGCCACCGACCTCGGTGTTCATCACGTCTTGCAGGTTGACCTGACCCTCGGTGATCGCAATGCGGGGGTGGATCGCCATCGCCAAGCTGTCGAGGGTGTTCCGCATGATAACGGATTTGATGCGCTGGATGTCCATCACGACATCCGCCGACGAGATGCCGAAGAACTCGTGCGGCTCGGGATCGGGCGTGAACGACGCAAACGGCGCAAAGTCGCAAGCCTCGTCCATCAGTATCTTGTAGCCACCACCAGCCACGCAGACCTTGCGAAGCTCGGCAATGCCGTCGCCGTCACGGTCGACCCGTATATACGCCTCAATATACGTCACCTTCCGCATGGCACTGTCCCTGCGGTCAGCGACGCGGCTGGTCAGCGCCGGATTGCGCGTGTAGCGCTCGACGTTCAGGTCCATCTTGTCGGTGTCGGAGGCAAGCCCCTCCACCTCGTCGGCGTCGTAGCCCATCGCGATCAGGTCGGACACGGTCACGACGCGGCGGTGGCCCACGAAGTCGGCGCTCTTGATGTTCTTGGCGCGGCGGTCGATGAGAAACTCCTCCGGCGGCACGGCCTCAACCTTCACGCGGCCATTGGAGCGGCGGTGGGTGGCGACGACATCGTGCAGGAGCGGCGGCTCCATGCCCATCATCGCCATTTCCTGCGTCTGCTCCATCGCGGGGTAGCTCTCGACGACATCCAGCGACACGTCTGGATCGGCGGAGAGCATAGCCAGAGCGGCATCGTCGAGGCCGGTCATCTCGGAGGTGCTGGTCTCAACGGCCTCGTCCCAGTAGAACTTGAGGATGCCGTTCTTGCGGATCAGCGCGTCCTTGAAGGCCGAGTGAAGCTCCAGAAAGCCGTTATTGTCGCTGTGGAAGATGTAGTTAACGTATTCGGTCGCCTGCATGGCGGCGGGAACGTCCTCGGCGCTGCGGGGCGCAAACTCAACAGTCTTGTCGGACGACGTGAACACCCGCATGAGCGACGGCATGATGGCCTGCACGGTGTCGCGCACGTCCATGCTGACCACTTGGCTGCGGCCTTCCTCCTCGTCGCCGTATGGCTCGCCGCGGTAATATTCTGTCGCGCGAGCGCGAACTGGCGAAACAATGTTGTCGATGAAGTCGACTGCGTCGTCGATCTCGTTGCGGAGGATGCCTTGCAGCTTCTCGTCGCTCATCCACTCGGGGTTGATGAGTTCCTGCACCTCGTTGGTCAGTTCGCTTGTTTCGTATGCCATGTCGGCTCCTTGGAAGTCTTCTGTGACAGGGTTTCGGCGCGTCGCGCCTCTTCCTGAGCAATGCGCTCGGCCTCCTCCTCGGCCTGCCAAGGTCCGAGAGACCTGTGATTAGCGCCTACGATCTTCATTTCCACCCCGCTCCGGTGATATATCTCTGGAGTATACCCGCTTCTTCTGGCGACGGCATCCCCCCAGCCTCCCAAGTCCAGCTTGGCATCAGTCCAATCTTCTGGTCCGCAAAAACAGTGTCGCCAGTGTTGGCGGTTCTATTTGAAAGCCCGTATGGGCCAGAGTTGAGCCAGCTATTCTGGCCACGGGTCTCGCTCGTCATAGCACCGCGAGCCTCCGGCGAATACATACGTGAGTGTTCCAAGAATGCCCGCTCCTCGCCCTGACGGCGGAAGAACGGGTTTCCAGAGCCAAAATGCCCGAAAGCGTCGTGAACGGCGCGGAAGGCGTCATTGGCAACGGCGTCCTGCTTGTCGCCTATTCTTCCGACCCGCTTTAGCAATGGATTTGCGGCAGAGTCAAAGTAGTCTGACCCCGTGTCGGCTCCGTATCCGAAGTCAGTCGGGAAAACCCACAGGCGGCCATTCTCGACGAGGTCTTGATAGCCCAAGGCCGGTGACGCGGCGTATGGGTCTTGCATTCCCTCACGCAAAAACTTGAACTCGATGCCGCTGTCTTTTAGGGCATTGTATTGATCAACTGTCTCCTGAACCATTGCGTCGTATGCCCGACGCACTGCGGGGTTCGACGGATCGTTAGCCATCATGTCGTAGGCTGCGGCGATCATCCGCGCCCGCTCCTCGCTAAATGGCGGGTAGGCGTCAAAGCCCCGCGTATCCATGCCGCGATCTGCCATGTATTTGCGGGCGGCATTTTCGATCTCACTGATCGGGCGGGCCTCAAATTTCTCACCGCTCGGCATCTCAACGGCTGACGGTTTTCCTGCGGCAGATTTATACGCCGACGGCGCGGACAGGCGCTGCCCGACCATGTAGGTCTGCGCGGCCTGCTCGCCAATGCTTGGCCGCG